TATTATTTGATCAATTGAATTAGAAAGCTCTGTTGAGTCATCCTCTAAAAAGTTTTGAATATTTGATACTAAGGTTGAGTAATTCATTTATAAGTCACCATAAGAGCCACCACCGTAAGAGTCTTGACTCCAACCTCCTAAGTTAATTGCCTCTGTGCCTATTGCGCCTGTGCCTGCTACTCCAGTCTCAACAATTGATATGCCAATTCCAAGAGTTCCAATTGCACCCGTCCCTGCTACGCCAACCGTATCAGTTTCTTTTGCTGATATAATAAAAATACCTATCGACCCTTTACCAGAAGCACCCACATTTGGCTTGTCGTAAGCCCTAGCCGACATCGTTGTGCCTGTTAAATTGTCATTAAACCAATTATAAGCAAGGTTAAGACGTACATTTATTGGGTCTGTGTCAGGTCTTGGTTTAAAAAGAGCCGTTGCGTCAACTACGTTCTTAGGAGGGTCAAGTTGTGGGTGTTTTTGTTCCCACTCTTCGGGTTCGACTCTTAAATTGTCCCATGTGGTCTTTAGCTCTCGATAAGGAACCTTGAAACCGCTGCGATCTGATATGGCTTGAGATCTTTTTCCTTTGGCATACCTAGCCATCAGTTTAAGTCCATAGAAGTAGGTCTAACTCTTAAAGAAACACCATCATTGTCTGCTGAATAAGCCAAGTCAAAAGCTCTTTCGTAAATTTGTGCTAAAACAGGGAACAAGTCTGGAGCATATTTCACTGCTAACTTGCTTGCTAATCCACTGCAAATGCAATCATTCCAACGATAAGGGATATCTGCATCTTGGTTTGACGCTGTAATGTCTTCTAGTTGGTTAACTGCCCAATAAACCAAACTGTAATTATTTGAGTCTGGAGATTGCCACACATTGACTGTTGGAGTAAATTGCTTATCCATCATGTATTGCGTAGGTTTTCCAGAAGAAGTCTTGTTTGGTATCTGGTTATAATCAGCAATACTGATTCTTTCTACAGGAATATCTATCTGAGTGCTGTTAGAAGAGTCTCTAATCACCACATTCATTAAGTCAATTGTCCCTGCTGGTAAAGAATACCCAATGGTTCCCGAAGTTAAAGCCAATGTCGAGTTGGTTACCGTCCAGTAATTTACTCCTCGGTTTGCCCACTCAGAAAACAAAAGATTAAGACTTCTCCTCGCAGAAACAGAATGGTTTCCTGTTCTGGTTTGAGGATCTAATCCACACCTTTCAAAAGCCTCAGCAATAATCTCCTCAACATTTGGCTTAAATGCGACTGTGCCTGATGTTGCCATTTAAACCTCTTTTTATGCAAAGAAAACATTCATTGATGAAACAGTAGCAACCGTATACCCAACAGCCAAGCCATCTTTAAACAAGATACCCTCATCAGGAATTGTGTTGTCTATTGTTGTATGGTCTGTACCAATGGTTTGAGCTTTAAATGTAATGCTGTCGTCTTCTGGAGTCCCATTATAAAAATCAACCAAGCCTGCTGTTCCTGCGGAAACAATCGAATAGCCTTTTAATCTAGTTCGGTTGCCATCGGCTACCGATTTTGCACATAAAGAGCCAGAACCAACCGTAATGTTGGCAGCAAATTGTGCAGAACTTGTAACAGAAGAAACCGTTAAAAATAGTTTCTCTCCTGCAACCGCTTCGGCAGAACCTGTGGAGGTTATAACCTCTGAAATAGCATTTCCAAACACATCAGTGCCGACTACAGTATTTGTTTTAGAATTATCTCCTGTTCCTGCTGTCGTAACAGTGACATTTCTAGCACCACCGCCTAAAAAAGTTGTTTCTGCCATCGTAGCTGCTGTGTTTGGTCGGGCTGCTGTTACTAAACGATCAGGGTCTGCTGCGTTTTCATCGGTAATAAACGTGACTTGTACGTCTGTTTGTATACCCATAGTCAAATCTCCTTTTTGAAAAGAAGGGGGTTTTCACCCCCTGCTATTGTCTAGTCTTACTCGAAGATTACTCTGCTAATCCACTGATAATGAACATCAACGGCTTCTGCTGCTGCTGCCCCCGCTTCAATTCCAATATACGGAATTAAGTCAACATCATCTGTTAACGCAAGAGATTTTGTAGTTCCACTACTCACGGCTGTTCCACCAGTAGAACCCGAAGTAGATGTTACGTTGTACTGAACTCCGTTAACAAAAATAGAAATTTTCCTATCACTGTCAATTGATATTCTAAAGTGGTAAATAGTGTTGGCTTCGACTGTTATTGGCAATGCGCTAATATAGTCAGTGCCGCCAGCACTGTATATAAAGTGCCACACGGTAAAGTCGGTGAACGCTTCAGAGTTGGTTGCATCCGTTTGAAATTTAAAATATGCCTGATCAGCATCTGTGGCAACCAACTGGTCGTTAGTTAGTTTTAAACCAGCCCATAATTTTTGGTTGTCGATTGCATTTGTGTTTATGGAGCATTCCCACTCAACTTGGTTCTCTGTACCCCATTCAGTAACCTGCCAAGCAGTCTGGTTGGTATCAAGATGAGGAGCAATAATTGCTTGATCTTGATCTGCGGTAGCAGTTGTCAAGACTATACCTGCCGATGTTGCATTAAACGTGCAAAGAGCCGTAGTCATATTTGTGCCAAGCGCTTCAAAATTACGGTTAGCTACTTTTTCAGCCAATCGGATTGCGGTGTTAGCTGCGTTTGTAGCGTCTGCGTTAGAAAAAGCAGTATTTATAACTGCGTTAAGTGCAGGCCGTTGTAAAAAAGATTCGTAAAGATAATATCTACGAGTGTCATTGACTGCATCACCACCAAGAGTTCGATCTTGAATTAAACCCGTGGTTGCATCTTTAGAAACAAGGTTAACACTAGTTTGAGAACGAAGTTTGCCGCTATAAGTTGTAGTACCACCCATTGTATTTCTCCTGTCTTTGGGTTTAGTCAGTTACATTATGCAACTGTCAGAAAAAAAGAGAGGGGTTTTACGCCCCCTCTAGCTATTTTACTATGCGCCTTCTGAACCGAAAGTTCCACGCCAGTCAGTAAAGCCGAAAGAATATCTTTCTCTTACTTTATAGCGGTAGTCTCCAGTGCTGAAGTCACCTTCCATTCCCTTCTTCATAGCAGTTCTTTGGAAGTATTTAAGGCCATCTGGCACATCGGTTTTAATAAACCAAGCGTCAGAGTCTGTAAGACGACGCATCACATGATAACCCTGTGGTAAATAACCACCTGATTTAATCGCGTTGATATCGTTGTCGCCAGTTCCAGTCCTTAATTGACTTTCGAGAAGTCGCTCTGCAACAAAAGAGTATGCAGTTGGAATTACCAACTTAACGCCCTGTGCTGCAATACGAAGTCCACGATCATCTTTCATGTCTGCAATGTTGATAAGGATGCTCTCAAGCGAAGTCTCACTTAGATCAGCGGCAGTAGTCAAAGTATTTGACTGGGTTCCGCTACGAGTTGGATGAGCTGTGCTAAACAAAGCTACTCCATCTCCACCAAGAAAAGAAGCTGAGAAGCCGTTATTTAACACGTTTGCGCCTTTGATTTCTTTAGTCGTGTTCATCGAACGAGCTAATGCTTTCGTATAACGAGAAGCAATGGAACCATACTGTCCATCTTCTTCGGCTTCTTCGGTAATCGCGAAAGCTAAGGCGATAGTTTCGTGTTGATAACGAGCAGTCCACTGTTGACTCGCTGAGTCATAGCTTATTGCTTGTCCTTCTGTTTTAACAGGTGCAGCAGAAAATCCTTCTAACAAAACGTCTTCTTCAAACGCTCGGTTACTAGAATTCGTGCTAAACACACCTTCCCATTCACTAGGGTAACTGTCGTACTCTAAACCAAAAAGAGTATTCAACCCCGGCTCTAGCATTTTCGCAAATTGCGCTCTATTCATAGCCATTGTTAATCTCCTTTAGATTCCTGCTACATTGTTACCGAGGAGGTGTTCATTAACGATCACTTCCATAACGGCGTTTGCACCAAAGGCATTATCAGGGGAATCGTGTAAAGCTATAATTTTACAACTGGCAACACCTGCTGCCATTGTTCCGCTTAACTCGAATCCTGATTGCCCAGTAAGAGTAGACCCTGCTCCTGCTACCATATCGCAACAGTTGCCAATGTTAGTCTGTGCAGGAGTACCTGCTGACTGACACTTGTAGACGATCTGTGGATCATCATATATCAAAGCAACTATGTCGGTGGCGACAGTGCCAGAAGGCCAATACTCGCTATAAACATATGAACCATCTGCTGCGGTGTAGTTTACTCCAGCAAAAACGCCAATATTGTTCACTTCCGTTGCAGTATGAGGTGTAAGCACCCCACCAGAAGTTATAATACATAGGTCTCCATTGAAGATATTCTCCGCTAACGCACTCGTAATTGTATACGGGTTCATACGGATGGTAGCACCGCTCATATGGCGAATTGGCACAAGGCCAAAGGCTGCATCTGCATTTGCCATTTTATTTCGCTCCTAAAATTAAAAATTAATTATCGTCCATGACCGAGACATCTCGACCACGACTTGATGTGCTTTCTCTATTCTGCTGAATAGGCAAACCACTATTACGTCCTAGAGCTTCTAATTGCCCTGAAATTGATTGATCCTGCTCGGACTGAGTATTGCTAAAGTAACTTTTCATACTTTTAAACTTCTCAACGGGCATTTCACAAAGCATCATGCCTTCAATTCCAATGCAACCAGACCACTGACCGTGATTGATGGTAGGAAATTTCATATCATCAACATTGTCTGAGGATCTAGGCTCCCATCCTGCTCTCATTCTTTTGAAAACATTATCGGGGGTTTCTTTCCCTTGAATCGAGGTAGCTATCCATCGCTGAACATAACCTGAACGTGCAGGCGGTGCATCCAACAAAGAGGGTGGTTTCCAAGCAACATCAGGTCTTGATTCTTCTGCGCGAGGTGATTTTCGAGTTTCTTTTGCTCTTACATTTCTTGACTCAGCCATGACTAGTTCCTTTTTTGCTTACGGATTTCAGATTCATATTTTTTAAGACTCTGTTCATCAGTTATTCCAAGTTCTCTAGCCATTGCGAGGTGGTCTTGTGAGAGACGAACTCGATTACCGCTGTAAGGTTGACCGCCAGAAGTAGGAGCGACAGGGTTTCTTCTTTTTGTCTTTACCTTTTCAACAGGTATTGGATCTGAGACTACATCAGGAAACACCTTTTGTAAACGACTATTGAGTTGTTCAAAATACTCATCTGTATTCTTATCGTAACCTTCTAGGTCTAATTGGACATCAATTGCTCTAGCAGCAGCGGTTTCCCTTCCATATGAAGGGGTGTTAAACCAGTTATTTTTGTTTACCCACTCAGTTGCTTTTTGCGGAGGCGGAGCTTGTTGGCGTTGAGCAGCTCTAGGGGGTTGATTTACTGGTTGCTGTTGTTGCTGTTGCATTTCTGCAATACGAATTGTAGCTCTCATGTCTGCTAACTGCTCTTGAAAATCAATTTGAGCATCGGTATCTCCTTCTTCAACCGCTTTTTTCAAAGCAAGTTTTGTTTGGTCATACCTTTGATTAAATTCAGTGTGTGCTTGGCTTTGAGAACCTTCTTCTAATTTCTCAAGTCTTTTCTTTATAGCGTTGTTTTCAGCTTCTAGCTCAAAAGATTTAGCCTCCGACAATTTGCGTTGCTCAACCAGTTTTTTAATCCTGCGTTGAACCTTTTTACTGTATTCGGGATCTTCCTTGGCATCATTATCTTCTTTCTTCTTCTCTTCTTCTGAAGCAGAAATCTCTTCTTCTGGTGGCTGAGGCTCAACTTCAACCTCTGGTTCTTTCTTTTCATCAAAAACTTCTATTTCAAAGTCTTCGTTTATTCCTTTTTTGGTTCTTTCAATCTCTTGCTCTATTTCAGCAAGTACATCTTCTTCAGACATGGTAGCGTCCTCCATGATTACGCTTTAAGATATGTAAGCAGATATTTCAGTATCTTCAGGAACAATTGATGTAACTTCATCATCATTCAACAAAAGAAACTTAACTCCATTTACTACAATTTTCTGACCTGCATATTTGCCATAGGTTACTTTAGAGCCAATTTCTGGGAGAATGTCTGTTTTCCATCTCTCTCCACTGTCTCTATTTCTATAAGCCAAATCCCCCATAGCGGCAACATGGCCTGAAGCGGTCAAATACTCTTCGCTCTCGATTGTCTCCGAGGCCAAGTAAATCCCACCTTCAGTACGTCTTTTAGGCTCATGCGGTTGGACTAATATTTTCCAGTTAAGGGGTCTTGGGAGTTGCTGTCTACCGATGGTAGATTTGCTTTCTTCGTCAGTATATATATCCACATGTGGATGAATCATGTTAGGCATCCTCTTCGTCTAAGTTTTTTAAAGTAGCATCAATAATCTCAGAAGCTTGTTGCAAGCCTTCTGCTATTCCGATGTGTTTTTGGTAAGATTGAAAATCAGATATTCGACCCTCAACCATGCACTCGGCTATCTCTAGCCTCTTGTTCGCCAGATTCTTTTTGATCTGCCGAAGCAAGTCTATTATCGTCATTCTCTGCTCCTGTTTTCGCACTCGCTGAAACGCCAGTTACATGAACAATAACGTCTTGTTCTTTGTCAGTCATAGATTAATAACTCTTCTTTTTCTTCTTCTTATCTTTCTTTGTCTTTTTAACAACTTTCTTAACTTTCTTTGGTTTTGCTCCGTACACTTTTTTATCTCCTTTTTCTATTAAAGAGCTGAACGAGGCTCTATTCATAGCTTCTTTCCTCTTCATTTGCAACTTTATTTCCTAAAATCCCTGCACCAATGGCTGCAAATGGAGCAAAAAAGCTCTGCCCTTGTTCTCTTAAAGATTTCTTGAGCTTCTCGGTGATCTTAAATCCTTTGACTACTTCTCCTGTTCCCACATACATATTTACAATTTTAATGTCAGGATCTAACGGCTTGAGAAGTTTTTCTGCTGTTCTAGGAATTGCAACACCGTAAAATTCTTTTGCATCTTTAAAATACTGCTCAGTTTTATTGAACTCAGGTTCGCCAAGCGTCACATAATCTACGTTAGCGTCAACTGCTTTTGCAATTTCTCCTTTAAGGATGATTTCCATTGATTTTCTTTTTTCTCCAATATAAGGAGCTTCCATTATATTAGGTTTTATTCTTTCTAATTCATCAAGACGCACTTGAGCGTCTTTATAAACTCTTGTATCTTTTTCAAGGTTTTGAAGTTCAACCGCTAGTTCTTCTTTTTCCCTTAAAAGACTATATGGGGTGTCGGCACTGGTTTGATATTCATTTTTGTTCTCAAAATCAAGATAATCTCTTATTTCACGGTACTCTTTGCTAGATCCTCTTTCGACTAAAAGTCTAAATAGGTGATCTGTTATTTCTGGGTGAGTTTCCGTTTCTAAATGACCCATACCTTTTTTAAAGTCTCGCACGGTGTAATCTTCCTGTGTAAGTTTTGATGGTGTAGACTGTTGCCATTGGTTAAGATTTTTTACAAACTCATTGCCTTTTTCCCGAATAGCCTCTGCTCTGTCATCAAACTCCATCATCTTCGACTCTGGGTTTTTGCCTATTATTTTACGAACTTCGTCCTTCTTTTTCTTAAGCCCTGATGCAGTGTAATCATCTGAGCGAGAGGAGGTTAAAGCTTGTGCAATGTCGCTTTGAATTTCATGAATGGCGTAGACTCTTCCGTCTAAATTACTAGATTTTGTAGCCCCTTTATCTAAATATATATCCTTATATTTTAAATAGTCATCCTCAAACTCAACACCTTGACCATTAAGGTCTCTTATTGTTGACCTTGCATGACCGATTGGAAAATCACCTTCAAAAGAATCAAAAAAATGACTTTGTAAGTTTTTCGGTCTTGCCGCTGCATAATCTTGATATGTCAAGAATTCGTCAAGTGCTTTCTCAGAAGTATCTTCATAAACATTAACACTATAGGATTCTCTTGTACTTCCATAAAAATCTTTTGGAGTAAGGTCATCCTCATAAAGTTCTTGTCGCGCTTCAGTGCCAATATAGCCATCCTCACGGGCAATTTGATAAAAAACGTCGGTTAGTTCATTAGGGTCTTCAGGTATGTAATCACGGGAGTGAAAAACATCACGATCAAATAATTCTTTATCATAAAAACCAAAGTATTTATTCCCAGTGACAGAGTACAGTATTTCTTCAGAATTTGGCAATCTAGCGGAAACTTCTATTTGTTGATAATCTTCTGTATTGTATTCTTGTTGAGCATACTCTTCTTTTCCTTTATGCAAAGCCTCTTTCCAATTCTTAGGAGCTTCTTCTGGTGTAGGAAAATAACCGTACTCATTGATATCATCGGTTGCCCAATAAAGGTCTCTTACATACACATCTTTGCTGATAACTTTTCCTGCGTCTTGACCTCTTTCGCCATATCCACTGCTTGCATGTGACTTTGCGTATTTAGAGCTTAATGTAACAAAGTCGCCTTCGTTTATTTGGTCAATATCATTAGGAACAGCCCTGTACATCGTGACTTTTGCGTCGGGTCTTTTTCGATACATATAAGCCAACCCAATACTTTCGTTGCTTGCTTGTGCGTATTCGTCACCCTGACGAGGTCGAACACCGCCTCCATATTGGCTTCTTGCCTCAAGAATACCAGTATAAAAATCACTAGGGTAGCCTGCTTGATTTCCTGAGATGTCTTTTGTTAGATCATCAAGACGGATTGACTCTGGGTCACCTGCCCCTCCTCTGGGTTGATGTTGCATACGGTAATCAGTAACAGCTTTAGCTCTTGCTTCAGGGGTTAAAAGCCCCAAGTCTTGAAGTAAATCGTCATCTTTTGCCGTAAATTCTCCACGATTTTCAGCTTTGCTTTTCCACCAATTTTCTATTTGTCTTTCAGTAAGAGGTATGCTTTCAAGAAACTTTTCTGAAGCTTCATTCATCATGTCATTCATCATGACAGTGTCGGGCGGATAAACTTTTTCAAGGTCTTCGTTTATATACCCTCTATTAAGGGCTTCTCCGACTATTTTTAGTTCGGTGTCATTAAACGAACCGTAATTAGTAAGAAGAATTCTAGTTAAACCGCCAGCACCCCGTAACTCACCAGCTTCAAACATATCCTCAATTATTCTTCCTGTCATCTCGGTGTAATAAGAACCTTCCATAACAGGTTTTCTCTCAATTGTAAGAGCCGATGGAAGATTAGACCCTGATTCATTAAGGTCTTTAATAGTTACTGACATTTGGTTGTCAGCTAAATGCTCAAGAACGGCTTCTTTGGTGACAGGTTGATCTGTTTTAAGAAAATTGCCTAGTCCTGACCAATTAAGCTCATCGTCAGTAACTCCTTCTTTTTTAAACATAGATAAGAATTGCTTTGACGTTCCTTTTTCTTGGGTCAAGTTCTTAGCAATGTCTTCTGCTTTGTTATAAAAGTAGTTCTCGTCAAGCGTTCTTTTAGGAGTTGCCGCCATTTCGGATCGAACAATTCCTGTAGGATTGACCATCGCACCAAACTGAGACAAAGGGGTATTTCTTGATATCCCTGCTATTGTCAATCCGTCCATCATGTCTGAAATAGGGGTTTGAGTCCTTTCAGCCAAATCTTGAAGCTTAGAAGGGATCTTCTTTGCATTCTGAACCGCAAGCTTACTTATCGCAGGACTAAATCCAAGAAGAACATCGGAAGCAAGACCTTCTGCGTATCGCTCCCCAACATTGCCTGTTGTTGTGAAAGCAGGATTGTCAGGATTGCCCAAAGCAGTGCTGGCTTTTAACCCTAGGTTTTTAAGAAAGGCAACCATTGAAGGTTTTTGGAATGGCTCTAAAACTCCCAGTTCTCTAATTACTTTATATGGGCTGTATGGAACATACGAAGCAATATTTACAGCTTCAGCAGGGATACTAAGGGCTGAACCAACAACTCCTGTTCCTAGTTTTGAATAAAACTCAGAGTCTGCTATCGGAAAGTTTTCTACGTAATCAACAACGGTGTCTTTTACTTGCCCAGTAATTGCGTCTGAATAAGTGTCCGTTGAGACTCTTTCTGGCTGAGAAATCATCTTTTTGCCAAGACTGTTAAGAAAATCAAGCATTCGTGTAAACCCTTAGTGGCTTTTCTTTGCCTTTAACTTTAATTTCACTGACTAAGTGTAAGTCATGTTGGCAACTTTTGGCAGTAGACTCGCCAATTAAAATATCCACCTTCTGCTCCTTCGTTGCTGATTCTAATCTGGCTGCTGTGTTTACCGCATCGCCGATAGCTGTGTAGTCAAATCTTTGCTCGCTGCCCATGTTCCCTATCACTGCATCTCCAGAGTTTACTCCAATCCCAATTGCAATAGAAGGCAGTCCCTCAGCTATTAACTCTTGGTTCAATTCTTTCATGTTTTCAACAATCTGGAAAGCACAATTGACTGCTCGGTTTTCATGCTCATCTTGATCAAGCGGTGCATTGAATATAGCCATCATTGCATCACCTATATACTTATCCACCATGCCTTCATACTTTTGCACGGCTTTTTGCTGTGCAGTTAAGGCTTTATTCATTATGTACGTGACTTGCTCTGGTGGCAGAGTCTCCGATAAAGAAGTAAACCCTCTTACATCAGTGAATAAAAACGTGGCATAACGCTTTTCACCCCCTAGTTTTAGCAGTTCTGGGTTCTTTTGAAGCTGTTTTACCTGTCTGGGATCAAGATAATGCTCAAATTGTTTCTTTATCTGCTGTCTAAGACGGTGTTGGGTGCGGAAATTAAGGTAAAAAGCCACTGTAGAGGCTAAAATCTGGCTAATTAACGTCCAAACTACGTCAATCAGCACTCCTTTTGTGATTAATTGCAACCCCAAGGTTACAGTTAGCCCAAATAAAACTCCACCTGATAAAATACCCCAAGTAATCCCAAGTTTACTTAATAATACCCACATCAATGCAACTGTGGATAAGAAAATAGCAACTTCTACTGCCAAAGCATAGTCTGGAATGTAAGGACTGCTCTCTTGTAAGATACTTTCGGCTAATGCAGCCTGAATGTAATGCGGTTCTAGTAATCCGACGGGTGTTGCCAGTTGAGGCATGACTCCAGCAGCGGTTACTCCAACAAAAACAAACCGTCCTTCTACATCCATCTCTTGTAACGATGTTTCATGTGGAACAATCCACGATACCCATTTTCGACCCAGTGAATCCACCTTAACAGGAGGCAAACCTTTAACTCGTATCTCTTCTATCCCATTTTCGTTAGTCTTAATGACATAAGTATCAGCACCCGCTAAAGACTTTAGGACTTGCGTACCAAAAGCGGCTAACCAACCGTCAGGAGTCTGATACAACAAAGGAATTCGTCTTACTAAATTGTCTACATCAACAGGCGCACTGGCAATGCCTTGGTCTGTCCACTGTGATTGCTTCAGTATCTCTATGTTTTGAGTTGTTCCTTTTGCAACATAACCACCTGTTCCGTCCCCTAATATTACTGTGCCTACAGTATTCGGATATTCTCCATTGTCATTCTCAAACAAAGGCAACACGGTTCTTGAATAGTTCATGGACGCAGCAAAGTCTTTATCTCCTCCAAGCCTATCTGCATGAGGAAAACCAATGACCCAACCCACGCCAATTGCGCCCTGTGCTATAAGTTTGTTTTGTATCTCTGCTAATCTTGCTCTTGGTAAGGGATAGCCACCTTCACGATCTAGGTCTTCTTCCGTTATGCTCAATACAGCAAAATAGTTAGACGATATTCCTTTTGGAACAAAAGCATCAAAAGTCTTTAGCTTTAAGATCTGATAAGCATTGAATTGAAACAATAAAGGTAGGCTTAAAACAACCAACAGCAACAACAGTTTTTTCACGATCCTTGCAATATCCTTATAGTTGAATCTGAGCCGCCGTTCACTTTAACTATTCTTTCCACGCCTTCTTGCATCAGTATAATAGTATAGGCATTGCTTGCTTCTACATCTAGCCGAACACTATGCCCTACAAATCTACGCAAACTAATTATCTGGCCTGTGATTAATGTGGTTATCTGCGTGTCTTTATCCTGCCCTAACTCTGTGCCTGTAATTGTGGTGCTTGTTGCTTGCTTTAACCTGTCTTCTTCTTTTGAAATTCCTAGAGCGTCAAGGATGTTAAGCATATCTTCTAAGAAGTTAACATCAAGATAGTTAATATCTAGCTCTGAGAATTCAAACTCTGGGTCTTCTTCTAGGAAGTCATCGGCTAAAAAGTCTACATCAAGTCCTGAAAAGTCTAAGTACGGGTTGGCTTTTACGACTGTCTGTGCTTCTTCTACAAGTTCAACGCTTTTAGGCGGAGTTACAATCAACATGTTGTCAATCATATTTAATGTTAGGTTAAGTATGGCAGGACTAGAGGGAGCCTGTTCAAACATAGCAACCGTTGTAGCTTGGTAAGGTTTGTTCAAAGTAACGCTGCCCATACCAGTAGATACAACAATCTCACCAGAGGATATACCATTTGCATCAGGCAATAGGATGATTAAACTTTTACCAAATTCATCGACTGTGCAAGTAAAGTCTGTACCGCGAATCGCTATGTTTGCAGTGGGAGTCGATAGCGTGATGTTGCGTTTGTCTATCTTACCTAACTGTCCTGTGATAAATCTTGCTGTACCACTGGCAAACTTAATCGTCATTTTAGATTTGCTGGGATCAGGATCGTAGATGTACTCGTCGATGATGAGTTCACTATGCTCAGTCAGTTTGACGCGGCTGTCATCCTCAAAGGTTATAGCCATTCGGCCATTAGATGTCTGC